TCTCATCGATGTCAGTGAACCTGGCTATCTATGGCTACATGGCCCCAGCAATTATGCAGGCCAAGGGTGTTCGTAAGTACCTAACAAGCTAATCACCTCGGGACGCTCCCTGGCACTCACAGCCCTTAGTGTCAGGGAGTCTTAGGTAAGGAGAAGAAATGGCAGCAACCTATGTAACGCAGAGCGAGCTGAGGACTAACCTCGGTATCGGTCAGCTTTACAGTGACTCTATTGTGGAAGAGTGCTGTCAAACGGCTGAGGATCTGTTAAATCAATTCCTATGGTTTGACTCTTACCCAGTAGTCGGTGCTGCTCTTTACAATAATGTGGGCATGGTGCTTATCTCAGCACCCGTTTCTTTCGTAACAGGCCAGACCATAACCTTGAGTGGGTGCGGCTCAACTTACAACGGTTCCCGCACTATTACCGGCACTTATCCGTTTACTAATGGATCCGTAACAATCCCCTATTACATCAATTTTCCCTATAACTACTTTACGTTTCCTCGTGGATTTTCTTTAATCCAATTTGCCCTTACTGGAGCTAACGACAATTATCATCAAGTCGTTCCGTACGGCAAGGCTCTAGGCGTTGATACCAAGACAACTACATATGCTTCTACGCCAGCCGTGCGCGAAGCAGCCATGATTCTTGCAGTACAGATTTGGCAATCTCGTCAGGTGCCCAATGGCGGCGGCATGGATCTTGCTATGGGGCCAGCGCCTTTCCAAATTGGTAACAGCCTTATGGCTCGCGTTCGTTCGCTTATTGCGCCTTATCAATCACCACGAAGCATGGTCGGGTAATGACTACTCCAGCGATTACCACCTTACGACAGACGATAGCCACAAAGCTCGCGGCAGCATCGACTTATCAAGTTTTTTCTTATCCACAGGCCACGCTCATAGCCAATTCCGTCACAGTAATTCCTGATGATCCTTATCTTGAACCATCTAACGATTCATGGGCAACTATCGGGCCACTTGCGCATTTTAGATTACTTATTGCTGTGCCTTTTCTTGATAATCAAGGTGCGTTGGCAGCTATGGAATTGGCAGTAATAACCATGTTTAACGCACTATACAACTCAACTTCAGATGGTTCATTGGCTTACAACGTAGGAACCGTCTCGCAACCCCAAATCCTTTCTGCCGCTTCTGGTGACTTGCTCAGCTGTGAGATGCAGATTTCAGCCGTAACGACATGGAGCTAAAAATGGCAGATATAACACCAAATTATTTCACTGATATGGATCAATGGAATAAAGAAAACACAGCTTTTCTGATCAAGATTGGTCAGATTCAACCAGAAGTAATGACAAAGAAAGTAGAGGCATAACTCATGGCATCAACGCCATTTCTAAATAATCAAGTCGGTGTCAAAGTTAACAGCGTCGATCTCAGCGACCACGTTACTAGCGTCACCTTAAACCGTGCATTTAATGAACTTATGGTTACCGCCATGGGCGATTCCGGTCAACGTCAGATTAAAGGTCTAGAAACTTCTAGCATTACGCTTGATTTTCTCAATGACACAACTACATCATCAGTTCTACAAACACTTCAAGCCGCATGGGGAACTAACGTGACCGTGCAGCTCGTTCAAACTAAGGGAAACCCAACAACCACGATTTCAGCTACCAACCCGCTTTACACCATGACTTGCCTGGTTAATAACACTACCGATATTAACGGTGCTGTTGGAGATCTTTCAACTCAGACAATGACATGGAACGTAACGGGAACAGTTGCTATATCTGCTTCAGGTACTTGGTAAAAAATGGCAAAAATAAGGGTTACCACAACTGCTAATGAAGTAAGCGAGTACGAAATTACTCCACTTATCGAATATGCATTTGAACAATATGCAAAAAAAGGTTTCCATAAAGCCTTAATCGAGGATTCTAAACAATCTGACATTTATTGGATTACATGGGAAGCACAACGCCGTTCGGGTGTAACGGTAAAACCTTTTGGAGAGCAGTATCTAGAAACCTTGAAGAAAGTCGAGGTACTGGAATCTGACCCTTTAGGTTAGATAAGGGATCCATCACCTATGTCGCAGCTCGATTGAGCTACGAATATGGAGTCCCTTTTCAATCCATCGTAGAACTATCTCCGATGGCATTTAGAGCGCACGTTCAAGTATTACGAGATATATCGAAAGCGAGAGAAGATGCTAACCGTCGTAATAAGAGGTAATACGGATTTCCGTACTGCCTTGCGGCGTTTTGCTCCGGATCTTGAAAAAGCATTGACCAAAGAAATGCGTCGAGGATTGAAACCCGTAGTGGAGAAAGCTAAAGGTTATGTGCCGGCGGAATCACCTATGAGCGGGTGGGCTGCACGATCCTTTTCAGAAGGCAAATTCCCTATGTGGAATTCGTCTACAGTAAAACGTGGCATTACCTATTCAACTTCGGTAAGTAAGCATACTAAAAGTGGTTTTACCTCAAACGCTCGGATTATGAATAATTCAGCTGTAGGTGCCATTTATGAAACAGCTGGGCGTAAAAATCCCGCAGGTCAACCATGGGTCGGCGCTAATGGTGGGTCAAGCCACAATGTCAGCCATTCAGTCAATAAAGATGCAGGTAGGCAATTTATTTCAAATTTAGGTGCTTTAACTTTTAGTAGTAAAGGTTTAGGCCGTCTCATTTATAGAGCTTGGGCTGAGGATCAAGGCGTAGCTACAGGTATCGTATTGAAAGCCATTTCAGATACCAAAATAGCATTTTACAAACGAAGCCAATTAACTGCGTTTTCAACAATTACTAAACCAAAGAAGGCCGCATAATGGCTAAAAGTAATGTTGAAATCAATCTAAATTCCAATTTCGATGGCAAAGGATTTAAAGCGGCCGAATCTGCGTCTGCAAAATTGGGTAAAACTGTTGTCCATCTTGGAACTGCTTTAGCAGGAGTTTTTGCTGTAGACAAAATTGTGCAATTTGGTAAAGCATCAGTTGAGGCATTTTCTGCTAATCAAAAGTCAGCGGCCATGTTAACCACGGCGGTTAAAAATCTTGGTTTAGCATATTCACAAGGCAATATAGAGGCATTAGTAAAATCTTTAAGCCAATCTTCTGCTATTGCTGAAAAGGATTTACGCCCGGCACTACAATCTTTATTGACCACTACGGGCGATTATGCAACTGCACAAAAGCTTCTCAATACGGCCATCGATGTTTCTCGGGGTTCCGGACAAGATTTAGCAACTGTCACAAATGATTTATCTCAAGCTTATGTAGGAAACCTTAAAGGCCTTAAAAAGTATTATTTAGGACTTTCTCAGGCTCAACTAAAAGCCATGTCATTTACTCAAATTTTGGGGAAAATGAATGATCAATTTAAAGGCGCTTCTAGTGCTTATCTCCAAACCACCGCCGGCAAAATGGAAGCTCTTAAAACAGCTACGGACGAAGCGACAATTGCTATTGGTCAGGGTTTAGTTAATGCCTTCATCGCTTTAAGTGGATCTACCAGTACCGAAGGCGCGGTTAAAAAGATTGAAGCGGTTGGCACGGCCGCAGGCGATGCATTAGCAAAAATAGGGTATTTGGGAGAAGGTTTATTTTCAAGTTTAAATCCTAGTTGGTCAAATTTTCTAGGTTTTAGCACCAGCGATTTTAAGAAATTAAGTGCTTTAATAGATAAGCAAAAACAAGCCGCGGCTATGGCTAATGCTTTACCTTATGATGCATCAAATAACTCTGTAACTGGCTATCAAGCCGATAAGAAAAAAGCGGCAGACGCTAAAAAATTAGCAGATCAACAAGCCCTATTATTGAAACAATCGACAGCGGCGCAAAAAGCCCTTACAGCTGAACAGAAAAAACAAAACCAGCTTAAAAAAGATGGTTCTATATTTGACCAACAGCATATTGAACTTATCGCTGCCCTTAAAGGTCAACTTTCAGATGATGACCGCCGCCGAGCAGAATTGCAATTAGCGTTACTTGATAATAATGCTACAGAAGCTGATATTTTAACAAAACAAATTCTTATGGCCACCGACGCCACAGGCAAATTATATGCTTATTTCCAACAAACTCCAGATGCTAAAAACCCATTTGGCTATTTGGATCAATGGCTAGCAGAATTTCAAAAGAAGGTAGCGGCTACTCAATTCCCTGTTCCAGCTGGTATCACCACATCACCTACTACCGGAGCTGTAATCGGTTACACACCTTCAACAGTTTATCCCGCTGGGCCAAAACCCGGAGATCCTAATTTCATCGGCCCTACTATTCCTTCTACCAACGTACCCGCTGAATCAATGGTGACATATAGTCCATCTACGGGTCTTAATTACAACCCTAATGCTGGTGGCGGTAACTCAGTATCTTTAACGATTTCAGGCGATAGCACCTTAACCAATGCAATCGCTGACGCTATGCAAAATAGTTCTTTATCTACTGGCAATTCTACTTACATCAATCGACGAACTGGTGGTTTCGAATGACACTTCCAGCACAAATAGCGGTTTCTTTTGATTTTAGTTCAGGTGCAATCTTTGGTATCCCATTTACTATCGGTGATTCTAAAAACGGTATTTTAGGTACATCTACTTTAGGTGGGGCTGTCACTCCCTTACCTACGGTTGATCTCACTTCGGTTACATACTCTATTCAAATTATTCGTGGTCGAAATCTCCTCAAGGATCAATACGACGCCGGTACGTGCAGAGTCCGTGTGTTAGATCCACAAGGCAATTTCAACCCACAAAATACTTCGTCGCCTTACTATCCATATTTGACTCCCCTACGTAAACTTCGTGTGTCAGCTACAACCGCGACTACTCAAAAATTCTTATTTAGCGGGTATGTAACCGATTACCAATATCACTATCCCGAAAATCAACAAACTGCCTATGTAGACATCAATTGCGTCGATGGTTACCGGTTATTGCAAATGTCTAACGTGGCCACAGTTACCGGTGGCACAGCCGGACAAACGACTGGCGCTCGCATAAACGCCATTTTGGACACTATCGGGTGGCCTAACTCGATGAGGACAATTAGCACCGGTCAAAACACCTGCATGGCTGACCCGGGCACAACCCGCACATCGCTGGCAGCTCTTAAGAACGTGGAGTTTTCCGAAGGCATGGGCGCTTTCTATATGAACGGCGCTGGCACGGCTGTCTATAAGGATCGCACGTCCGTTATCAGCTCGTTGGCGGCTTCTACGACTGCTTTCAATCAGACCGGCGGTATCCCTTACAGCTCGGTCAAATATGCCTTCGATGACAAGCTCATCATCAATTCGGTGACCTTTTCCAAAATCGGCGGCACCGTTCAAAATATCTATAAGCAATCTTCTATCGATACCTATTTCCCACACAGCCTCAATCAGGACAGCCTCGTGTGCGAGACAGACACAATCGTCAATAACGTAGCTCGTGAGTACGTGGCGACTCGAGCCGATACGACAATCCGCATCGATGAGATGCTTATTGACTTACTCAATACGTCAGTACCAACTGACACAATTTTGAATCTGGATTATTTCAATAATCTGCTCATTACCAATACAACTCCACAAGGATCCACAATTACTAAGAATTTGCAATATCAAGGAATCCAATGGGATATAGCGCCTAACCGTTTTGACGCGACCATTACGACCCTTGAGCCTATTGCAGACGGTTTCATTATCGGCAGTACGTATTACGGCGTACTGGGAACTAACACATTGAGCTACTAGGAGACAATCATGGCAACTGGATTACCCGCGGCAACAGGCGATACTTTAACTGCCGCCACCGTCAACGGACTTATTACTTTTACGGTTGGTTCGGATCAAACATCTGACTACACGGCGGTATTAACCGACCAATATCAGGTGCTAGTGCCCATGAACAAGGCAACAGCCGTGGCATTTAAGATTCCTACCAACGCAAGCGTGGCTTATCCCATCGGGACTGCCATCACAGTTTTGAATATAGGCGCAGGAGCAGTCACAATCAGCGCGGTAACTTCTGGAACTACTACAGTTCTTTCAGCTGGTGCGACAGCAGCTTCCCCAACTCTGGCTCAATATAAAACAGCTGTATGCATTAAAACTGCTACAGATACTTGGTATGTGGCAGGAGCAATCGGGTAATGATTGGCGCAATCACAACTGGCATTTATGGTGGTATTCAAATACCAGCAGACCCTTTAAGCGGTGGCACTCTTTATACTAGTGGCGCATATCGTTACAGAGTTTTTACTGCTAACGGAACTTTGACAGCTTCATCAGCTACAAGTTGCGATATTCTCATGATTGGCGGCGGTGGATCGGGAATGTGGATTGGCGGCGGTGGTGCTGGTGGTATTTTTTACGCTACATCTCAATCAATTTCAGGTTCTAAAACTATTGTCATTGGCGGTGGCGGCGCAACTCCATCATCATCTGCAACGCTAGGTAATGATGGAGTTGCAACAACATTTACAGGATTAACTTCCGCGCTAGGCGGTGGCGGTGGTGGATATTATGGACAAGTTGGAAATAGTGGTGGTTCAGGCGGTGGTGGCGCTGATCGTATTGGTGGAGTAGCTGCTAACGGTGGCATTTCAACTCAAACGGGTACTGGCGGAACAGGTTATGGTAATGCCGGTGGAAAAGGTCTTGGCAATTCAGTTAACTATACCGCTGGCGGTGGTGGTGGCGGAGCTGGTGCAGCAGGAAGTGATGCTGCTTCTCATGTTGGCGGTGCAGCAGGAGCTGGACTTAGCACTTGGTCTACTTGGGATAGTGCAACTTCTACCGGTGTTAGTGGTTATTACGCTGGCGGTGGTGGCGGTGCATCTAACAACTCTGGTGATACTCAAGGCGCTGGCGGAGCAGGCGGCGGAGCTAATGGCACGTTTTCAGGTATCAGTTCAGGAACAGCAAACACCGGTGGTGGTGGCGGCGGATCGGGTACAGGACCTCAGCAAGCAGGTGCAGGCGGATCGGGAATTGTAATTGTGAGGTACGCAGCATGAGTCATTGGGCGGAAATTGACAAAAATAATAAAGTCATTCGGATTGTCGTTGGTGATAACAATGACCCTAACGGAGATGAAGGGTATCAATGGCTCATCGACAATGTTGGTGGAACATGGATTAAGGCTTCATATAATGCAAAAATTCGTTACAACTATCCCGGTATTGATTATTCTTATGATCCTATTGACGACGCTTTTATTGCTCCTATTCCGTGCAAACACGATTCCTTGATTCTTACGAGCAATAAGCAATGGGATTGCTCCGAATGTGAAACCATAATAAAAGGATTATTTAAATGACCACATCACAAAACGGCTGGCCAGCTTCGGCAAATCGCGCAGACATCAATATCAAGTCCTACGCCGTACCCGGGTGCAAAACTGTAATCGCTTGCGCTGACAAAGCTGCGCCTCTTATCGTGGCTTTTATGGCTGAATTCCATAAGCTGATTGAACCCATCGATGAAGGCCAGTTAGATGACTGGGGTTATCACTTTGCTCTCATTCCCGGATCACAGGATTACAGCAATCATTCTTCGGGCACGGCCATCGACATCAACGCCACTAAACACCCGTGGGGCAAAATTGGAACTTTTGAGCCGGGCAAAGTACCCATGATTCAAGCGCTTGCCAAGAAATATGGCCTGCGCTGGGGTGGGGATTACCACGGCAAGAAAGATGAAATGCACTATGAGGTAATCCTTGATCCAATCAAGGCTGCCGCACTTATCAAATCATTAGGGCTAGAAGCGAGTCACA